AGTGATCCCAACTGAAAGCAGCGATGCCGGGGCATTTTTTGCAACTTATCTAAACATAAAGACACCACGCATAGGCGGCGCATCAGAGCTCACAATCAAATGGGTACGCGATGCCAAAGGGATTAACGATGCCACAGGTTACGAAACGATAACGCTAGTCAAAGGTGGCACTACCTATGTGAAAGACCTTTGGATGTTCCAGGCCAAAAAGGGCCAGCCGATCTCACTGATGATGAAGCCCAATGGAAAGGCCACAGTCACAACACGCGAAATCAAACTGGCCATCCAATGAATCAACTGATTACCCTAGGCCAGATGGCTGGGGCGATGATCGCCATCCTAACCCTTGGGGGCATGTTAGTTAAGTGGGGCATTGTTAAGCCCATTAAGGCTTACATCGACCAGGCAACCTACCCAATACATCCCAGCGCCAACGGCGGAAAATCCCTGCCAGACTTAATAAACACAATGGATGAAGTCAAAGGCATACTTTTGCAACACATCAAAGATCACGACACGCCCAAGAATAACTAGACACCTTGTCCGCCTTTGTCCTAGTATGACCATTAAGGAGATCACATGGAAAAGTATCTGACCGCCAAACAAGTAGCCGAGAAGCTACAAGTGAGCGAGCGCACCATCCGCCGATGGGGGCAGACTGGCGCACTAACTCCAAAGCGCATTGGCGGCGTTAAGCGATACAAGGCCAGCGATCTAGAAAAGTAGAAAAGGAAAACAGGGCATGGGACTTTTAACATTTATAGGCTTTGGCTTATTTTTCATCATCGGCTTTCTTGTCGGTATCGCAGTAGAGAATAATCACCAAGAGGAAGTTGCCAGACAGAAAGAGCTGGACTTTCGCAGATGGGCACAAGGCAGACAGACCATCGAGGATGAGATGGCAAAAGAAGGATGGCGGCGCATCTGATGGCCTTTGACCTTGAAGCGTACACAACCGTACAAGAGCGCATCCAAGAGTTTTACAAGAAGTACCCCGAGGGCTCATTGCAGTTTGAGTTTAAGGGCATACTTGATGGCTCACCTCAGATGATGTGGGGCATTGCTTTTGCATACCGCACACCTAATGACGAGCGCCCGGGCATTGGCACAGCTGCCGAACTAATCGAGGGTAAAACTCCATACACAAGGGGCAGTGAACTCCAGAATCTTGAGACAAGCGCATGGGGTAGATGTTTAGCCGCCTTGGGCCTTGGCTTGAGTAAAGGCATTGCATCAAAGCAAGAAGTCCAAGGGGCAAAAGACAGACAAGCACCTGGACCAAAGAAGCCAGCCGAGGTTGATCCATGGGCCTTAGTCGATGAGCCTGATCTAACTGTGCCTGAGTGTGTGCATGGGCCGATGCGCCGTAAGTCTGGCATGAGCGAAAAGACTGGAAAGCCATTCTCGGGTTATGTGTGTGGCATTGGTGGCACTGACGAAAGTTGCAAGGCTAGATGGGATCGGTCATGAGCAAACTACACAGCGAGTATTGTCATTGCGAATGCCCAGCAGGTAACAGTTACAGCAAACTTGAGGAGACTCTAAACCGAGTACGCATGGTGCACATTCAGCAAACACGCGATGGCGTTACATTCTGCTCGGCCTGTGTAGATCATGATAGTGATGGGGCAGACTGGCAGCTGTGGCCTTGCGAAACTATGCAAGCGCTACAAGGTGGATGCAACTGCCCACCTGAATTGATATACAAGGGCGATCACTGGGCAGATTGTGAGTCAGTGTGATGTGTGAGCATGGGGCAACAGCGCCTAAGTATTGCGCGTTATGCAGGGTCGCTGGCATTACAGCCAAAGATGAGGGCATCACTATTGCCCGGGACTCACAACTGAATTGGCACAATGAGGGCGTGTTGTGTATTCAGAAAATGGCTCGCACTGGCAAACCCTTTACAGCTGAGGATGTAGTCAGTGAGATCGGTGCACCTACTGGGTCAGGCAAGGTCATTGGGGCAGCGTTTAACACAGTGGCCCGATCTGGCATGATCTATCGCTGTGGTGAAAGACCAGCAGATCGCAAGTCAAGCCATCGCCGAATGCTGGCTGTGTGGCGTGGGGGTCAGCCGATAGTCCAGAAAAGTTTGTTAGATGAGTGAGCAAGAGATCATGCGCTGCACCTGTGGCGCGTGGTATTACATAGGCAGAGCATGTGGATTCTGCGAGAAGTGGAGTAATCGTGGATAACGAAACATTGGATCTATTTGCACATGTAAGCGATGCACTAAAGGGATTGGCATCAGCTGTGGAACAGGTCGAAGCCAGGCTATGTTTGGTCGAGAAACTGTATGACGGCAAACTGATTAAAGAAGCCATGAAAGATCTGGGGCTGGAGTAATGAGCGATGAGATGTGGGCAAGCATTGAGCGCAAAATCAAAGGGCATCACCTAGCCGCACAGAATCTCCCGGAATCATGTCCAGAGTGTGCCAAAATACTAACTCCAGTGGACTTTGGGATCGACCCTGACACAAACATGAGACTATGGGCGACTCATTGCTGTGGTAAGTGGTCAGAGTATGACGAGAAGCTAGGGCCGCGTGATTTGATTTGATCTGTTACAAGTGTGACCAGCTTGTCTTTATTGTTAAAAGCAAGATGTGTAAAAGGTGCTACATGGCGGAATGGAGAGCCAAAAACTACGCGCCAAAAGTTAGGCCGACAGCCTTTGAGCGATTTATTGCAAAAGTGGAAAAGACCGAAACTTGTTGGATCTGGCAAGGAAGTAAAAACCCAAAAGGCTATGGAAACTTCGATAAAACTTATGCCCACAGATTTAGCTACCAACATTACAAGCGCCCAATACCTGCTGGCTGGCAGATAGATCATCTTTGCAAAGTGACCAGTTGTGTGAATCCTGACCATTTAGAAGCTGTGACATTAGAGGAAAACTTACGCAGACAGCATGGCGAAAGATACATGAATACTATGTGCTTGCATGGTCACATCAAGTCATGGGTGAATGGCCGCATGCGATGCTATGACTGCCAAAACATTTACAAAAAAAACAAGCGACACGCGGAATCCCAAGAAGTACCCCGCGTGTCGCTCTAAGTGATGCTAACATCACAAGCCTCATCGCTCTAGTCACGAGTATAACTGATGGCGCACTAATCAACGCGCTAAACCTCCGTCAGATGGAGTGACTTGTCATGGAGAAAAGACCATGAAAACCCTAGAAAACATACAGGGTGAGGCTCATGAGCAGCTGCCAAAACGAATTGCCTGGCAGTGAAAGACCAATGCAGTGAGCCACATGGCGCGATTGTCGAAAGACCCATGACCAGTACCGCTTCCACATACGGTGAGGATGGCAGATCCAATGCCATTCCCTGCCCACTAGCCAAGCCGGTGAGAATCACTTATAACTAACTAACATCAAATAGAATCACAACATGACTCGCTGGGTTCAAGTAAGACATGATGAACTCATTGAGTATGTAACAATGGTCGAACTATTACGCAAGGATCATGACAGACTTGCAGCTGAGATACACAACGCAAGGGAATTGGCCAGCATCATTGAAGCAACATACAAACAAAGGCTAGACAAATTAACAGATCTGATCTTGGATCTACATCCATCTAACTCAAGGTATGAGCGAGGAATGATGGATGCTTACGCAGTAATGGCAGGGCATGAGTAAAAGTTATAGAGGAAAGACATCAGATCAAAACGCACTAAGAGCTGCGTGTTACCGGGTTTGGGGTAGGTCGTGCCTGATGTGTGGAGACAGAGCAACTGAGGTGGATCACATCATCGAGTTGGCCATAGGTGGGACTAACACAATCGACAATGTGCAACCATTGTGCAAGCCCTGTCATAAGGCAAAGACATCTAAGTTCAACAGCACCCGTCAGAAGCCCTCAGAGAGCCATAGAGGGGTTTTTTTGAGGTCGCTTGAACCCACAGACTCCCTTTCAGTTATTTCTCCCCGAATGATCCGATTTGACCCACCAACAACCGAAAGGCCCAAGTCATGACCCAATCGAAAACTGAACCGCCAGAGGATAAACCGATGGGGCTTTACCTATCGCTTAATTCTGCATTGTCAGTGGCAAACTGGATCGCGCCAACTGATGTAGCTGCAATCACTTTGGCCCGGCGGCTGGCCATGGCATTAGATACGGCTTTTGACATGGGCGATCTTAAGGAAGCCACACCATTAGCGGCCAAGTATTTATCAGTGCTGCAGCAACTACATCTAACAACCGAAACTAGAACAACAGGAAAACAGGGCGAGGAAAATGACGGGACAAACCATGTCGGAAACTATTTACGGCTACTCGAAACCAAGGATCGAAAGCCCAAGCCTAAACCTGCCCAGCGCAGGGCCAGTGGTGGCGGCACTAGCTGACGAATTAGGTGTGCCACTTTTGGAGTGGCAAAAGTATGTGCTTGACGATGCCTTGAAAATCTTGCCCAATGGTCGCTGGGCTAGGTCGCAAGTAGGGGTGCTCTGTGCCCGGCAAAATGGAAAAACTCATCTGATGCGGATGCGGATTCTTGCTGGCCTTTACATCTTTGGGGAAAAGAACGCCATCGCAATGAGCCAGACTAGGCAACTGTCGCTAGACACATTCAAGCAAACAGTCGATATGGCTGAGAGCCTGGACTGGATGCGTAAGCGGATCAAGCGCGTGTCTCGCACTAACGGCCAAGAGGAGTTAGAGATCTATTGCCACCACTACCCAAAATCTTGTGATGGCAAGTGCGAGCGTATCCGCAAGTATTCAATCCGAGCCGCCACATCCGAGGGCCCACGCGGATCAACGGCAGATCTGCTCTATGTGGATGAGCTGCGAGAAATTGACGAAGCAACATGGGCAGCTGTAACACCAGTGACCCGAGCCAGACCCAATGCACAAGTGTTCTGGACTTCCAATGCTGGGGACTTGACTTCAACAGTGCTCAACGAACAGCGCCGCCGAGCCCTGACTTTTGCCAGTGATCGTATGGGTTATTACGAATACAGTGCCGAGCCGGGCACATCCGTTGATGATGTAGAGGGATGGAAACACGCTAACCCTGCAATGGGTTACACGATCAGCGATCAAAACATCAGGGATGCCGCAACCTTTGACAGCCCCGATGCTTTCAAAACGGAGAGTCTTTCGATGTGGGTCGATGCAATCGACAGCCCTTGGCCAATGCAAGTCTGGAATGAATGCGAGACCGACATCGCGCTAGAGGATGGACTTCCAACCTGGATGGCGATGGATCTAAACTTCAACCGCGAATTGGCTTGTCTTGTCACATTGCAACAAAGGGAAAATGGCTATGGGGTATTCCTGCACGAATGGAAAAAAGAGGGGGGCATCAACGACTTGGAACTGGCTGGGGAAATAGCCGCGCTCA